CACTGATTTGATCGTCAATTGTAATTCCACCAGCAACAGGACTTCCCCCTGTAGTCATTACAGGAGCAGATGCTTTCACTACGACATCAAATTTAATTCCGCCCTTTTTCTTTAGAGCTTCAACATCAATAGTTTTGACTCCGTTGATCTCGGTTACAAAGCCTTTGCAGGCATCAGCAATTTGTTCTCCAAGAGACTTAAGTCTGATATCTCCTCCTTTTGTTTTCTCGGTCGCAGCCTTGATCCGAACGATTGTTTCTTCAAATGATTTTAAACGTTCGTTGATAGATTCACTATCTGCAAATCCTTTGATTTCTTTTTTCAGTTCTTCGATAGATTTTGTTGCATTATCAATTGATTCCTTCATTGACTTTGAATCAATCTCATCATTCATGAACTGGGCGAAAAGAGCCTCCATGTAGCCATCCAGCCCCTTGGAAAACACTTCAAAAACTTTAGATTCGTCTTCGGACAATCCTTTGGTATCAAGGAAATCCTTAAACTCAACCTTTTTCACTTCTTTTCCCATACTACTTTAATTTTAAATTTTTGAACATTGATTTTACTTTATTGCCGTGCTTGTCGGCTTCCCCTCCTTCAGGTGTAGGTTCTTTCCGAATCTCCGGCCTGAATGATGCAAGTGACATTGCTTTTGATATGATTCTTTGTATCTTTTGTTGTTTGGATGCGGGCATCCCTGAACACACTTCAGATATTTCGGTATTTAGTTCTTCATAAGCTTTTTCGGCATCCTCTATGGATTTTAGCCCCAAATATTCTGTTTCTCCATTGCAACCGATAGAGACTACCGATATTTCATAAAGCTTTACCTCTTTCACTATGAAAGCGTCTTTTTCCGCATCGTATTCACAATTCTCCCACACATACTGATATCCGATTGAGAATTGGTTTAAAGTTCCGGATTCGAGCTGTTTTATTGCCTGTTCTCCCCTCGGGACTTCATCTATTTTTGCTTCGAAATAAAGTCCTTTTTCATCTTCATTTAATACTGCAATCCGGCCTATAGGCTCATTCATATTATGCATCCAAAGCATAATTATCTTATCGTTAGCCGGGCTTTCCGGCCCTCTGTCCTGGATGCTCTTGGAAAAACATCCTTTTATCAGAATATCACCCGCTTTGTCCTTGTTCCCAAAAATGGCGGCATATCCGCTAATGGTACGGCTTTCATTGTCGTAGTTTACTTCTTTTGCATAAATAGAGAATGTCTTATACTGCATCCCCATTCTTCCGCTATATTTATTAGTTTTGTCCATTTTCAATAGAGTTATTAGTTTTTAATTCACCTTTTGGATTATCAGGATCGATATCTATAAACTTTGCCAGCTCATTCCTGGATTCATCAAGAGTTATCTGACCTTTTTCAACTAATTGAATTAAAGAAGAAGCCATTTTCTGAAAAGCGGAAGAAGATGCGGACTTGTCTTTCTGAAGGCAATCAATATGAGTATAATC